CTCACCGTGCTCTTCGGAATAAGCGCCACTAGGTCCAACGGTTTCAGCTGGATCGTCAACCGTATCCATAGCACCGGTAGTTAGTTGCTTCTCCTTGGACTTTTTCTCGCCACGGGTTTCAGCATAAGCACCGTCAGGACCCACGGTTTCGGCGGCTTCGTCGGGATCGTCCATGCCACCGGGGGTGAGCATCTTGTGCTTGGAGGTCTTACCGGCACCTTCGCCGAAATCAGCATCCTCTTCCTCAGCAAAGGCGTGAGTGACAGGTCCACCCACTGGGCTCTTGCGGCCATCGCTGGAGGTTTGACGCATGACGCGCATGTTCTTGTCGCTCATTACGTTAGTAACGTCGACTGCAAACACCTCGTCATCGGGCATTTCCTCGGTTTCCACAGGGATTTTTGTCTCTGTCTCTTTGCGACCGTAGGGATCAGTACCTTCGGAGATTTGGGGGCGACTTGTCTCGGGGTACTCGTCAGTAGCGAGGTCATACTGGTCATCGTTATGAACTTTGTCATAACCATCTTCTTGCTGACCTGCCCAACGACCGGTATCGCCTTTTCCGAACTCACCGGACTTGGCGGTCTTCTTGCGATCTTCTTCCTGCTCGGAACTCTTCGCTGTATGTTCGCGATCTTCGTCTTGCTCGCTGCTCTTGGCAGTCTTAAATCTACCGGTGTCGCCACTTGGTCCTTCTTTAGCGACGGCCATACGTTGAGCGTAACCGTCGGAGTCAGAGCGGGCGGTTTCGTCACGACCGAAAGGCTCAGCGTGATCCATGGATTTGTCGCCAGCGTACTTACGCTTGCCCATGGATTTTTCCATGCTGTCGGACTCGTCACGACGGTCTTTCATGGATTGTTTCTTGGTGGACTCTTTGCCGTCCTTGGCGCCAAGGCTCTCATCGAGGCGATCGTCGTAGCCTTGCTTGTACTCTTTGTGATCGTCGGACAATTTCTTGTCATCCATTTTCATAAGCTCACCGGTTTCATGGGCTTCGCCCTTCTTACCTTCCTTGAGCTGACGCTTACGCTCGAGACCACGGTCAGCGGCTTCCTTGCGTTCAGCAGTGGACTCTTTGTGTGCTTCCTCGTAGACGTTTTCTACGACTTGCATGACTTGGCCGTGGGCACCCTTAGCGTGCTTCCGGCTGATTTTTCCTTTTTCCATAAATTCCTCTTCCGGAAATTGAGTTTCGAGGTCAGCCGTTTGCTGAGCAATTTCAGTACTTTTGCGACCCACGTTATTTGAATGTTCTGTAAATTGTGCGGCGTCTGGGTTTGCCATTTGAGATGCTTCAGGTTGCTCGGTCACAGAGGACTCCGCAGCATCGCCCAGTTGTTTGGCGGTTTGATCCTCCTGGCTTGTTTGGAGTTCTTGAACCGCACTCGAGACGTCCTCTCGGACTTCATCAAGCTTTTCCCGAAGCATCTCGAGAGGACTTTTTTCCACTATTAGTGTGGGTCCAAGTTCCTCATCAAAAATATCCGAGGGTGAAAGGGTCACGGCAAAGTCGTACACGCCCTCCTCTTCAGCAAAAGAAAAAGGCTCTAAACCTTTCACTGCCGGAGGCGAAGCCCCCAGCAAAGCGAGGTGACGAGCTGTCCACTTGCCTTTGTGTGGATTGATTGCTGAATCAGGGGAATAGAAAGAAATGGAAACCTTGCGGTAATGTCCATCTTTCACCAAATCGCGGGCTGTGTCTGTAAAAGCAACATCCGCGTAAAGGTTAGACCCTTGCTTAGAGAAACCCTGAATCCATCCATAGGCAGGTGTGCTGTCATTGTCACCTGCGTGACCGATAACAAGCGGAGCCTCGTGAATGGTTGGGTTGTATGTGTCAATAACTTGCTGAAGATCTTTTTCAGAGAATTTTCTCTGAACACCTTGAGCTGAAGTTTGATCACCCGCCTTAAAGACGTGAATACGTTTCTGAAACACCGTGTTTATAGATGACCCATTGTGTTGGTTTTACCCTTCTTTCCTTGACATTGCTACTGCCTCATCCTCAGTGACTATCTCGTCCCCAAAAGGTTTCTTTTCTTCTTCTTCGTCTTCTCCGAGTAACTCTTCGAGAGTCATTTGCGGAACGTCGCCGCCTTCCTCAGAAATTTCCTGATCAAGGATACCCATTAGTTCTTCTTCAGCGGAAGGGTTTGCGTTTGCTGCCGCTTGGGACTCTTCAGGAGTTGCCCCTGCAGGTTCATCCATCACGTTTGATGCTGCTTGTAAATCCTGCGCTGCTGCCTCCTTTGCTCCCTCCTCATTTCCGAATATAGACCCAAATAAATCTTGATCCTCTTGAGGGTCGAATTTTGTTGGGGCTCCAGGTTCTCCTTCTTCTTTCTTTTCCTCCAACTCCACACGGAAGTGTCGTTCGATCCACTCTTTCCTGGGTGTAAATCCTGACTGAATGAGAAGTGACAAGTCGGGAACTGAAATGGGAGATTCCTCAATCCGGAACTCTCGAGTCAACACTGGAGCAGCAACATCTGTACCGAAGTTAAGATCGACGATCCATCTAACCAGACTTTGAGTCAGTGTGTGCGAAAGCATTTCTGACATTTCGCTCGCACGAACAACACGGATAATGTTCGCAACTTGAGAAGATGCCCGAGACCCTGCTTCTGCCCTACCTGCTTCGTCTTCCCCACAAACCACCAACGAGACTTCTTTGTCAATATAGTCAATAAGGTTCTTGAAAACCTCAGGAGAACCAGAAGGAACTACGAACTCAAGTTCGTAACCCTCCGGCAGAATCATTGCGGTTTCCTGAGAAAGATTGGACAGGTGACTGTAGAGAGTATCCAGTTCTCGAGTGCTCGCTGAGAGCGGTGCTTTTGCCACAGCTGTCGGTGTCGCGTAACGGTCACCGAAAAGGACATAAGATTCGATGGCACGTCGTCTAAACTTGACAAGAGGATAAAGAATCCGACCGAGAGCAGAACCGTATGGATCGCCGTTGTGTTGAACGTAGTAGCGATTGAGGATGAACTTTCTCTGGGGGAGTTCTACGCCTTCGAACATACGGTTGTACGTGAGGCAACGCATTGTAAACCCTGTTTCGGCATCCTCTGACTCCTGGAAAACAAAACGACGTTGATCTCGCATACGGACGTCATAAGGTATGACACCACGCTTTGTCTTCTTCCACATTACTTCGCCGACAGAGAAACCAACTATCATGGACTCCGCCATTCCTTTATAGATGTCGTCCAGAGGCATTTCTTCTAGTACCTCCGCCACAAAATCTCGGACCGCTAGGTCCCCTGGTTTGTCTGAATATTCTTGAACGTACCAGGGTCGCGAAGTTACTTCCTGCATCAACTTGCTGAAGCAACCTTGCACTTGCTCGTCTTGAAGCAGTCTCTGGTAGACTACTAGAGCACGGTTTCCGCCTTTAGCAAGCAGAAGTTCGTCATTAGGGCGCAATATTGTATTTCCCTGACCCGTGAAGGGTGAGGAACTTCCGAACATGTAAATCGCGCTCAGCGAATACGGATCGCTTGTATAGCTGGCAACTTCACCAGTGGGTACTGGGGCAGTGCGGAATCTCTGTGCCATTTACTGGTTCCTCTCGTGAGTGCGCATGTGTTGTTTCAGGTTTCCTTGCCCACCTTTTATTTCTTTACCGCAAACTGGACAAGTCAGAACTATCCGGTTGGCGTGACTTTCAGAGAGCGCTTGTTTGTGAGCGTCAGTCATCGGTTTGCCTTTTTTGGCAGCGGAAATCTTGGCGCCAACTGAAGCATCTCTTTTTCCGTATTTTTTACCTAAGTTCGCGTTGCTCCGTGACTTTACTTGTTCCTCTGTTAAGGTTAACCCTCTTTCCCAACCTTCTCCAGGACACTCGCGACTGTATGTGTTTCTTTTGCCATTTGTCCAAGCGACTCTACCTGTAGCAGCATTAGACTGACGGGTGCGGGTTTCTTGCGACACCCCAGTTCTTCGTGTCCAGTGTAAGTCACCTCTTTTTGCTTCAGAAGAGGCAACTCGCGCTTGACTAAACTCCCATGAAGAGGGTAGTCTGCCTGGGTTGTTTCTAGTCACTCCTGCCATGTTCCAGACAGCGTGAGCAGTCTTCGCCGTCTTCCAGTGTTGCACCCCGTACCGGTTACGGTATGCTTTCCACAGCAGCAAGTGTGCAATAAAGTGCTCCCTCGCCGTCAGGCACACCACACGGTCATTCTCCCCAAACACTGCCTTGATGAACACATGATGCTCCTCCACATAACACGGGGCAGACCTCTTCGACCAGCCCCGTTGCTCTGCTTTGCGCATTAGTTTAATGTAGTGCCCCAGGTAATTCACACAGCAACAGCATTGATAAGCTATTTTACCCTCAATTCGCCAGAGTAAAGTTGAGCGGTGGTTGCGGCACCCCGTCAACGGAGTATTGAATAGCCACTCGGTACAACCCATCATCTCCCTGAGACTTCCAGTCCCCTGTTACTGTAAGTTCGGTTACTGAGGGGACATTTTGATATATACTGTATTGAATAGCAGAGTTTATTTGAGCGGGGTCTAAAATCTCTAGAACATAATCTCCAATACCGTAATCCGCCCGCATTACTCGCTCGTAATACCGAGTCTCAATCACGCTGCGAATCTGTTGCGTAACGAGGTTGTAATCGGTGCCTACAGAAAGGTTACCGTTAACAACCCTTAACGGGTAGGAAATGCCCCGAATAGAGGCGGACAAAAGATTGGGATCGCTCATCGAATGTACCTTCGTGAAATCTGAAACTCAAGTGCGTTCACTCTTTTTCGTACCTCTTCCTTGCTGAGGTCACTTTCAATGACTTTTCGAATCTCTTTACGAAGCACATCTAGATTCAATGATTCGTAATAACTTATATCCACAAGACAACCCTCGTTGTTTTCCCCTGAGAGAAGGGAAGTGCAGAGCGCTTCAAGAGAAACGCCCTGTTCTTCCGCTTTTATCTCAAGTTGAAAAAACAAGGAGTCTGGGATCCGGATGTTTAGTTCCCTGTGCATCGCTATTTCCATTTTCGTCCAGGTTTCCATTCTGATCCGGGGGATTCTTCTCGATAAGAGGTTTCCCCATTGGCGTTTACCCACCAGCGAAGTTTTTTACCGAAGTTAGGGTTATTGGGTCCAGACAGGGAGGCGGACATCTTTTCTTTAGTTTCCTTAGACGCTTTGGTGCCCGTCCGTATTTTTCTGATTTTTTCCTTGGTCTCTTGAGTAACCTCTCGGGTTAGTTTCGACTCTCGAAGAATCTGCCTAGTCGCAGGCGACCTGCCCTTAGACCACCCATCGGGAGGTACACAGAAGCACCTTTCCTCACCCGTTTCAGGGTTGTGGTACCAGGAGTTCCCGTAGTTGGGATTTTCTTCTCCTTGTTTCCGTTCGGCAAGGGTTTTTCGGGTCTCTTCGGATCTCACTGCCCCTGATGCCCCCTCTCCACCATTTGTAAGGTTTCTAAGGATTCCGGTTCCAAGATCTTTACGACCCAAGATAAAGATTATGTAGCATTCGTGTCTGAATGCTTCTTCTTCCGACAATCCTTGTTTCAGGAAGATAATACGGGAGGGGTCCTTGGGTGTAGGAATATGCCTCCCGCTTGACTCATAACAACGATTGCCATGACCCTTACCAATATAGTAAGGGGTCCGGTCTTCACGAAGATATGCGTAGGTGTAATAGACCCTCATAATAATGAGTATAGGGTTGTTTCCCTAAAGTAAACTCTACTCTTATTGGTTAGATTGGCCGAGACCCTGAATGTCGAGTTCTTGACCCATCTTACCGATCGCTACGCGAATCAAATCAATCTGAATACGTTCGAGAGTTGGAACAGGCGTCACAAAAACTTTTGCGTTGACTACTCCGTTCTCGAGATCCTCGGGCAGGTTGATGCGGTCGTCGCAGATAACCAGGAAGGCATCGCGAGGCTTCGAACCGAACAGAGCACCCCGGACATACAGCTGGTTGAGAACGCTGTTACCGATGGAGATGATCTGGTTGAAGACCACACCGAAACCATCGATGATGTTGAAGATCTGACTATCGAAGGCGTTACGCAGCGAACCGTACACCACGTTGAGAATAACGCGAGTGTTGACGAACTGATACAGACGCTGTTGAGCATCTCTCTCGTTCACACGGCAACGACCACCC